CTACTTCCCAAAATAAAAATGTGTCAAATCTCTTAATTCTTTTCTAGTAGCGTTAGAAGGAAAGTTACCATTTTTGTCAAGATAATTCCCCGACTTGTTTTGCACTCTGAAGTAAGGTGTTCCTTCCCCCGGGCTTGCATGAATACGTACTACCATTCCTGTATTGGGATCTGTAAATATAGTGGCCGGTCCACTTTTTCTACCACCGGGTTGCACCTCCTTTTTCCATCCTTGCTTTTCAAGATATTTAATCAATTCGGATGGACTGGTATTTTTAGCAAGTTGTTCAAGGTCAGAATATTTCCCGATTATTTTCCCAAAAGAATTTATCTCACTGAAAAATTGTAAGTCCATCTTTAACAATAGTTTTTCTCCTGTCTTACTTAGTTTAACACCTCCATTAACTACTTTACCACCTGGAATAAAACTTAAAGCCGCAATAACTTTATCAATTGTATCAGCGCTGGGATTCAATAAAGTTTTAATATCATCCCCAATGATAAAATCGAAACCTAATTTAGCGATTTCCTTTAAAGATTTTACCACTTCTTCCCACGTAGAATCTTTAGAATGAACCTTATTTTCCAATGCTTTATACTTATTCTGAATAATCGTTTTTTGATTATAATAATTTTTTTGCTGTATGGCCTGCTCAATAGCATGATAAGTGCTTTTTCCCGCCAAGCCATCCGCTGTCAACCCATGCGCTTTTTGAAAGCTTTTCACTGCCTCTGCTGTTTGTTTACCGTAAATACCATCAACAGCTCCGACGTTATACCCCAATCGTTGAAGCTTAGCCTGCAAATCTTTTACGGCTTGTCCCCGATCTCCTTCCCTAAGCGTCTGACCTGTCCAACGATCATCGCTACCTGATGAGTTTGATCGGGACACTGTTGTTTGTGTTCTCACATACTCTTGTAGAGCTTGGTACGTTTGTTTCCCCGCAATTCCATCGGCCGTGATTCCAACCTTCTTCTGAAATTCCTTCACAGCCTTCTCTGTATTTGCTCCGTAAACTCCATCAATTCCCCCGGGATTAAATCCGGCTTTATAAAGCCAAGATTGCAATGTCTTCACATAATCATTTCGATCACCTCTTTTCAGCGTTTGCCCACTCCATAGATAATTTGTATAATTTGATGGATAATAGATGATTCTGCTAGTCCCATCTACAACGTACATCATTGAGCCCCCCATTTCAAAGCTTTATCCATTAATTTCAATAGTAATCAATTTTGATCAAAAAGATTGTCGAATTTTGTATTAAAATAAAAAAATCCCCACTCTAAAGGTGGAGATTCGTAATCATCATTCCATATCATACGGCCGGTATTTCTTGCGCAACGCCTCCAATTCTTTTTTCTTTTCCTCGATGTCGCTTCTTAAAAACAAACTGTCGCCGCGTAGCTTTTTGATCGGATTTAACTTGCCGCCCGCAATCATCTGACTCACTCTTTGACGTGTGACACCAAGAATTTCAACTACTTCAGAAGTCGTGAGGACTTCATTTCGAATGAAGTCCTCTATCTCCTGGCGTGAATTAAGATGGTATTGCACCTTTTCACCTCCTAATCACTTACGGATACGATCAATTAAACGATCGATAAGCGTCCATGCCCAAAGTAACAGTGCCACTAATAATGCAATGTCCAGAACGCCTAGATGATGAAAGTCAGTTGTAACTAGAAACGTAATGGCGATAATCGCAATCAAAACATTAAGGATGACTTTTGACATTTGTTTGGGGAGATGATACTATTTTTTATACAGAAGCCCTTTCCGAAGGTCGGGCTTCCGTTTTGGGTTTATTTGCGACGTTTCTTTTTGGAGCGTCGCTTTTTATTTTTCTTTCTATCGTCGAGGTAAATCTTGAATGCTAGCGTTGCCGCCGCTATGCTCATGATTTTCTCGACGATATCGAGGATTTTCATCATCTCCCTTTGTTCACCTCCTTTCTGATTTTATTATACCAAATGTATTTACAATTGTAAATAGATAAAATAAAAAAATTGTAAAAATAGCGAAAAAATCCCCCGCCAAACGGCAGGGGTTACTTTACGCGCAATTTTTGTCCGATACGAATGAAATTCGGATTCTTAATGTTGTTGAGCTTCTGCAACGCGGCAACCGTTGTGTTGAACTTTTTCGCGATTTTTTCAAGCGTGTCCCCTTTTTGTACTGTGTACGTTTGAGGTGTTGGTTTGGACCGCACTGCCTCTACTGCGCTTGTTGGTTTTATTACTTGTTGCGGCGGACGTTTGCCAGCCCTCAAATCAGCCAAAGAAAGTCCGAATGTGTATTGGAAGTGCGGATAGTCCGGGAACGACTTCCAATCTCCGCCCCACTCGAGTCCAAGCGACTTCCCAATTTGAGCCACACGTTTCCACTTGTCATCGACGTTCCAGCTAATGTTTCCGTCATCTTTCATGATCGCAAAATCAAATGCTAGTCCAAAATTGTGGTATGAATAACCACCTTTGGCGTTGGTCACAATCTTGCCGGGCTTTGTACGCCCTTGTGCATACAATTCATTTTGTTCTTCAATCGTCCGCAACCCTTGTGTAACGATGACGTTGATTCCTTCACGATACGCTTTCTCAATCAGTTGACGTGCTTTCGCCGCGACAACGGGATGAACACCCTTCAGCTTCGTTTCCGCGCGATCCAGCAATTCCTTGAGTCCAATAGTCATTGTTTATCTCCTTCCTTATCAGATAATTGTTCCAACGTTTTTGTCAAAAATGACGGCACTTTCAATCCCATACGCCCAAGGTTTTCGACGATAGAAATGCCTTCGGTCGCAATCAAAAACATCAGCATCGCATCACGCAAAAATCCGTTTTGATTGCCGGTGATGATGTCCAACTGATTCGCAACAATGACGAACGTGATCATGCCAGCTTTTTTGCCTAGTCCTTTCAGCGCGCGTCGGGAACTCACTTGCTTGTTTTTCGCGCCGGCCATAATGCCTGTGATATAGTCACAAACCATGAAAATAGCAAAGGCGGCCACAAGATTGTCGAGGCCGCCTAAAAGGTATGCTAATGTGATGCTTGCTCCGCCTGTTACAGTAGTCCAAAGAGTATCTGTATGTTTCATCGTCATGTCCCCTTTCTTTCAAATAAAAAAGAGGACTGAATTATCAGCCCTCTTAACCGGAATAGATTATCACTAACACACAAAGCGCTAAATAAATAATGATCCCGACAAATTTGATTGACCCCTTTATCCATCTAGGTGTTCGATGGAGCCAACCGATGGTATCGTCGAGAGCATTTTGCGCTCTCTTATGGTTTCGAAAAAATGTTTCGATACCATCTAGGATGATTCTAAGGATCACCAATCCCACCAACACAAACGCCGCAAAGGCAATAAAATTAAGGATGGCTATCATGGGATCGACGCCAGGCGTGCCAAACACGTTTTACTTCCCCTCTCTTAAGCGTTTTAACTGCTCGATTAAGCTTTCGATTCTTTTCGCCTTTTCTTCGTTACTCATCCCCTCACTTTTATCGATTTTCTTGATTTTATCTAATATATTGTGTTCCCTTCTGGCTGCCATGATTGCTTCATAGGCTGCTTTAGGGTCAGGGTATTTTTCCACTATTTTTGTTTGTTTTGGAGATAAATCTCTCCGGTTGTTATCATAAAACTCTTTCGTTTCCGGCAAAGCACTTTTACCGAAAAGCAACGCCCGCCAGAAGTTGGCGTCATTATTTTCAACAGGGTAGCTTAATGTTCTCTCACCATTTTTATTTGTCCAGTAAACTCCTGGGATCGGTTGAGGTGAGAGAGGATTTTCGCCCATGACGGTTAACCCTTCATATGTCTTTTTCAGCTGCCCTCCACCCGCAGGTGGCAATAGGTAAATTAATGGCTTTAACGCTTCGGCTTTCCAATCGGATTTCCCTTCCAAAAGCGCGTTAATATCAGGAATCCCTGCCTCTATCGGGTATCTACCGCTGCTGATGAATGAAACAAAAGGCAACATGTCTTTGATGTTCTTTCTTAAGTTGTTAGTTGCTTCTAATTTGGTAAGATTATCATTATTATAATCTTTATAGGCTTGAATCGCTACCCCTATCGGGTCAAATGCTGGTCGTCTGCCGGTTACTTTTTCGTAAAGATTGTTGAAAATATACGAGTAAATCAGCACTTGGGCCATGGCAGAAGCTAATCCCTTTTTGTCCATGTTTCGCGGCATGTCTTTAAATAAGAAAGACAATTGGTTATTAACTTCTAACTGAAATTGTGTAAGGGCACCAAGGGATTTCGAGTTAAATAACGTCGGCATGGAACCTTTGGAGCGGTCTGCCATGATTTTGGCTGCCCATTCATCCGCTTGTTTGATGGCTTGTTCGTGCGGGATGCCCTTGCTGATTAGCTCGTTATACTTCCCGCGAACAATGGTTTGAGCGGTGAACTCATCAATGGTTTTCATGAGCCACATAGATTTTTCAGCCGCTTTATCCCATAATGTGCGGTATAACGGGTCGGAGCCAATACGCTTGGTTAAAAAGTCGGATTCATTAACGAATCCGTCATTTTTGAAGGTGTTTAAAATGGTTTCAAACATCCCTTGAACAAAGGATCGTTTGTTCGTTGTGGCTAGGGCTTGCGTTAATGGGATATAGGAAGTTAAGGCCGAGCTAATATTCGCCCCGATCGTGTTAGCGCTGACTCGTCTTCTCACAGTATCGAAGAAATTGTAAATTTTCCGGCCGACTACATCTTCAAAGGCACGGTCGATCATTGCTTTCTTTCCGGCTAAGATATTCGTGTATTCAGTTAATTCCGATGCAAAGTTGCTTAAACGGGTATCTCCTTTATATTTCTCCCGGATTTCTTTATCTAATGCACGAAGACGCTTGATGTTTTTGGTATGGAAAATGACATTTGAGATCCCCTCAATATATCGGTCAAAACCAATGGCCGCACCGTAATCGGTTTGGTCGCCTTTTCGTTGTAAAGCATGACGGAAAAATGATTTATTCGGCTTGAAATCTGCCGTTAATCCGTTGATGTCCGTTGGCAGCGTGTGATTTTCCATATCAAAGCCGAGATGTTTCAGAATTCCGTCCACTTCTTCAAAGTGAGGGAAATAATCTTTTCGTTTCGGGATTGGGTCGAATCCGTTTTCGGTCAATACTTGGTTAACGGTGTCTAACAAGCGGTCATACGTCTTGCGATAGGATTCGGCCGCTTCTTTTACCCGTTTCCAATTTGGCGTGCGTTTTTTCAATTCGTCAAGAGTGATTTTCTTCTCGCCGTACATTTGGACCAGTTCATCGTCTCTGCTGCCTGGTTTAATTCCGTATGTTTTGACCTTCTTGCGTTCTTCATTTAAGAAGCGTATGCGGTCCGCTTCGCTTTTCTTGATTGGATCCAAGAAGATTTTTTTCATGATTGGTGCATCTTCGCCCATGATGTCCTCAAAGTTGCGGTCCATCGTTTCGCGCTTCAATAAAAATTTCGATTTGTCTTTCCAGTGGTCGGCGTTTCTCAATAAATCATCAAAGGTCACATCCGCGTCTAGCAATTCTTTTTCTTCGACTTTCTTCAATTCGTTTTCAAGTGCGCGGATTTGTTTTTGATACATTTCTTTCTGCTCTTTGTCTTTGACAGTTTTCATGTATTGTTTGATTTCGTCAATTCGCTCTTGAATCTGTTCTTTTTCCGTCTTCGGTGTTTCTTGCGGTTTCACTTCTTCAAACGGTGTATATCCATCATCATAATTTGTGCGGATGACGGTCTTTTTGAAGCGCAAAGGCTCTTCTTGGATTTTAAAGCGCAAAGGTTCTTCTTTTACCGGTTCTTTCGGGGTGATTTTTACCCCGTCATTGGTTGGGGTCGTGGTGAATCCTTCTGTTTGGAATTTTTCGCGTTTCATGTCTTCTGGGTTCAGTCTACCCCCATAGCGCAATGGCTCTTTTTCGAAATACTTTTCTCGCTTGAATATTAATGGCGGCTCATTGGTATCGTCAGGCGGATTCGCTAGTTTCTTTAAATCCTCTAGCGTTACATTGTCATTCCCTTTTAATGCGTCCCACATGCGGCGGATTACATCATCATCATTTTTGGCGTTTTTTAGCTGTTCGTATTGCTTGATGATCGCTTGTTTTTCTTGTTCCAGTGCGTCAATTAAAGGTTTTATTGCCTGTGAGTGTTCTGGCGATTCTTTGGCAATCGTCGTTAATTCGTCAATCTGATTATCAATGTTTTCTAATGCGCTAGGCCGCCACGGTGGAATGTCCCCAACTTCATCGGCAAAGCCGTTTAACACATGTTCGCGTGCTAATTGTCTTAAATCCTCATTCGTTGGGGTTCTGCCAAATTGACGATAAAAGTCTTGATACCATTTCGGATTTTCCGAAAAGCCATAAGCCCCTTGCACATATCCTTCGCGGTCTTTGATAACTCCCTTTTGTACGCCTTTTCGATTTTTCAAGGATTGCTTTAAGTATTGGTATTGATCTTCGACCGCTTGTTTAAATTCTTTTAAAACCTCGTTATTGGACACATAATCGTTTAATTCCTTTAATCGTTTCTGCCAGTATTCTTTCGGTTTCCCTCCACCGACAGGGGCTTCTAATGCCGGTATCCCTTCGATTTTCACCTCTTTGTTAATCGGTTCTTTGAATTTATAAATCGGTTCCGGCAGTTCTAGCGGTTTGGTTTCGAGTTTTGGTCTTGATGTTACGCCGCTGATTTTCAGCGAGCCTTTCCGGCCTGTGAATGGATTTTTATACCCTGGTTCCTCCGGCGCAGGAAGTCTTAACGCTTTTAGCGGGTTTTCGATAATGGTTTGCCCTTCCGCCGTTCCTCGGATGATCGGACCGTCATATTTATAATCCTTGATTTTAAAGTAATCCTTTGGATTATTTAAGACATTAATCGGCTCGTTTTTGGCATTTCTCAAACGAGAAATGAGTTTCAACACACCATGAGCGGCAGGGTCTAATATAGCGCCCCCTGCGGTTTCAATCCCGATTTTTGCAAGTTTTTCTTTCCAGTCTTGATCTTTCGGGTTGAGGGCTTCTTTAATTCCAACCTCTGCCGAACTCATCCCGAGTCCAGTTAAAGCGCCTTCTTTGGCTAATTGCGCAATTTTAGAAAGGCCTTTCGTTCCTTCTTTTGCGCCTAATCCAAGTCCGCGCAATCCTTTGGCTACCCCGGCACCGGAAACGCCATAACCTAATAAGTCATAAAGAAAGTCCGCTACTCTACCGCCGCCTTTGCGTTCTTTAAACTGAACGGCTCGTTCTCTGTGTGTTTTCTTGTATAGTTCGTCTAATGCGCCTAACGTAGCAGTATTGGCGATTCTTGCTCCTGCGCGGTTTAATTCTTTCGTGATGCCACTACGATCTGTTTTCTTCGCAATGTCCACCGCTTCTTTAAAAGCGTCGGTAAAGTCTTTCCCGTCAAATGGGTTCAGGGTATAAGCGACACCTTTTGCCCACTGTTTAGCCGGTGTGGTAATGTCATCTAAAAAGCTGTGTTGATTTTTCGAATGATGATCAGATTCGCCTAATCCACCTAAAATACTTTTGATTCGGTCGAGTATGCTAGGCTCTTTTTTATTTCCATTTTCTTGGATGCCGTATTTATTGATTAAATCTTTGATCTTCTTTTCGTCTGCTTCACGCTTTTTCTGTTTTTTCTCTTCTTTTCTTTGCTTATATACTTGATAACCGAGATCACGATAATAGGAACTATCCGGCGGGTTGTAAGGAGTGAAACCGCCAAACATACGCTTGGCGATTTCCTCATACTTTCTTTGGTCGAATTTATAGACCATAGTAACACCTCTTTTAGCAATCAATAATAATGGTTCTCATCCCAGAATCTCAAGGCGTTAATTGGGTTTCCGTAACGGTCTTTGATATAGTGAATCGTCAAGATTAACTGATTCAATGGTGTATCGTATTTAATGCCGTATTTCTTTTCGTATTGTTCACGAGTGGATTTTAGGAATTGGCCATATCCGTATGCGCTGGATTTCGGGTTGTCGGCATTCGGATTCCAAGATGATTCGCGACCTACCAATTCCATAACGTATGGAGCCCAAGTATCCGGTACCCCTGCTTTTTCAAGTGCTGGCATTAGTAATTTGTTGAATTGGATGAATCCCGGCGCTTTGGCGGCTTCGCTTCTCGTTTTCCAGAAGTTGTCGTACTTACCATCACTCCCTTCACTTGTTAGCCCCTTTTTTCCCGCTTCAAATTCCATCTTGTCACGAGCGAGTTTATCCGCGCGGTTAGCTTCTTCAATCTTCCAAGCCATTTCCTCACCGAATTGTTGTTTATTCCATTCAAGTTGCGCTTTTTCTGCTGCGGACATGTGGTTATAGACGTATTCTCTCCATGCCTGTTCAGTAGCGAATTGTTGTTTCTCCCATGCTAGGGCTTCTTGGGCGCGTTGGTCTTTCAATTTATCTAGGTATTGTTGATATGCAAACTCTTTGGACCATCGGTCATCTGCAACTTTGTCACGTTGCTGTTGGTATTTAAATTGTTTTTCCGCCATAGCTCGTTGCCATTTTTGTTCAGACTCCCATTCCGCATCACGGCGTTTGTCGCGTTGTTGCTGATAGTCGAAGTTGCGATCATCCACGTAACGGTCATATAGCATTTGGTCACGGTCCATGTTAAGGTTTGCTTGCGCCAAATATTCTTGGAAGGCTTGTTGCTGCTCTCTAAATGCTCTGTCCCGGTCACGTTCTACCATCGCTTGGGCTAATTCTGCGAGTCTTGCCGCTTTTTCCGCTTCGGCGCTTGCCATTTGTCCTTGTGCAGCGATGGCGATCTTCGTTAATTGATCGGCAGCTAATCCGCTATGAGAAAGGCCGCGTGCTGCCGCTATTTGGCTAGCGTCCAATTCGTTTTGATATTTTTGTGCTTTGATATTTTCTAATGCCCGTTGGTAAATTGGGTCTAATTGTTGATTTGCTCGATTTACCGCTTCCTCATAACTTAATACGTCATATTCCGGCGGTGTAAATGGTTTAATTTCCGTTAGTTCTGGCGCTTGATTATACGATGGGATATAATTCCACTTTTGCGCTAATTGATTAAATTGAGCCAATTGCGCGTCCGATACCCCTTGATTATTCTTTAACATTTCATCAATTTGTCGTAAAAAGCGCAATTCTTTTTCTTTGGTGTATTCCGCGTATGGGTTCGCAGTCCGATACGCCCGTTCTGCTTTTGGATCTAGGTCTGTAATGGTGATTCTTCCGTCTTTGATCGCGTTTCCATAGGTGCTTAACAACCGCTGATACGTCGATTGTTGGGCGCTTGTTGGGGCCTTAAGTTGGGCATACTGACGCATGAAGCGGTTTGCCTTATCAATTTCCGATTGCAAATAAGGATTGACGGTCGGTGTTGCTGGCTTTGGTGCGACGGTTGGTTTCGACGCTGCTGTTGTTTTCGGCGCGCTCACTACTGTTGGCTTGGTTATCGTTGGTTTTGGATCCGTTGTTGTTTTAACAGGGCTTGTTGTCACCGGTTTGGCCGTTGTTACCGGCTTTGCTGCTGTGGTTGTCGGCTTTTTATTTGTTGTTACGCTTGTCACTGCCACTGGCACTAGCGTTACCGTTTGTTTTTTTACCGTTGCCATCGTATCACCCCTTCACAAACAAAAGGCGAGCCAAAGCCCGCCTCATACACATTTCTTTTAGACACCTAAAATCTTTTCAATTACTTCAATACGCTTTTCCAAATCAGAAAGAGTTAGTCCTTTGCTGTCGGAATCGTTTTTTAGCTTTTTTAATTCCTCTTTCGCTTCTTCTTGCTCCCGTAATTTCGCAAGGTCAGTTTGTACGATAATTTCCATGTGTATCACCTCTTTAGTTAAAGGTAAATCCGAATCCATCTAGGGAGATTGCCCCTAATGAGTCGTTTGCGTAAATTTCAATCCGAATATTCAAGCCCCAGTTCGCCGCTGTTTTCGTATTATTAACGAATGTGTAGGCTTGACCTTTGTTAATAACTGACGCTGTTGCGTCTTCCCATGTCGGGTTAGCGTCAAAAGCATTGTTCGTAACGTAAAATTTAATGTTCGCCGGATTTGCTCCATCTGTCGGCAACGTTCTCATGACAACTGGAACGATGTTACGAACTGCCGCTGTCGTTTGAATCGGATTTTTCAACGTAACGATAATAGCATTTCCTGTTTTAAGAACCGTCGGTGTATAGAAAATGCTTCGGTCAGTTCCATCATAAGCAACGGCTCGATAGTAATAAGTGCCGATAGGTATGCTAATTTGAGCCGTATATTTCACTCTAAATCTGGAGGACGCTTGCACTCCGTTGGCAGGAAGATTTTTCCAAGTTGTTCCTCCGTCCGTGGAGTATTGCCACCCTGTTTGGTCAGCTTGTGAGTTAAAAGTATTCACAATCGTTGCAAAAGTGTTGGTTGTTGCCACTTCGATGATAAAGTGAAGCGGCGCACCTTCCGGGTCAGGGTCACATTCCATGATGAAAACTGGCGTTGGCGAAACACGCAATCCTGCTATCGGTGAAATCAATGTAACGTTCGGAGGTGGCTGATTTGATTTGCCTAGTATATCGACATACAAGCCATATTCAAAATCACCGGTTGGGAGTGCCCCGTGGAAGTACGGGAACACTCCGTATTCAAAGCCCTGATTGTTAATAGGCATGTCCATAACCTCCTTACACTACGGATACGGCGTCTACTTTAATATAGTTTGGCTGATAGCTGTTGGTAAACGTTGTTTGCGATACACCGTCATATCCGAAAATTTCTAATTCATAAATTCCTGTTTTCGGCGGTGTGTAGGTTAGCGTGATATTTTGTGCCGCTGTATTATCGTTTACCGTAGCGTTCAGTTTTGTATTTTCAATCCAAAACTCTACTTTTCCGCCTGTCCACGATTTTTGAATCGTTAAGTTAATCGAGTTGGAGCGGCCGCCTTCCAACAATACACGGAATCTTCCTCTACCGATACAAGCAACTGGAATCAGCGCCGATTTCGTACCTGTAATCGGGTTATCCATTTCAGGAACCACTACATCTGGGAGCGGCAAGTTTGTTCGTTCTTGAAGGTTAGAGCTGATTGTTTGCACATTAAGTTGGCTAATAATGTAGCCGCTTGTTCCAGTTATGTTATTGTTGTTAGTGATAATATTATGCAGTAGCGTATTATCCGTAGATGTTCCAGCCACATACATCAAAGTATAACCAGAAGGAAGTTTAAGAGCGATACAGTCTGTTATAATTGTCGTAAAGTGTGTAGAGTAGAATAAGTAATCGGCTGCACCAGTACCTTGTACGCCGCCACAGTTTACAAACAAGCAACGCTTGAATGTTGCATTTTTAGACGGGTTTCCACAATCGAAATGTCGAAATCCAGAAAAGACTGTATCAAGTGCAACAAATGTTCCGTAACTGCCAGCAGTATTTATATCAGGGCTTGCTCCTGATTGATTCACAAAGAAACTTTTTTCAACAGTTACTGATATTGCTGTATTATTGCAACTAAAACTCCCGCTTCCTACAACAATTTTTGAAAACTGAATATTGAGCGAAGTAAATGCAAGAAATCCATAACTATTCGCTTTAAGAACGCTTCTGCGAACATTAATAACCATAGCAAGTGATGTGTTGTTTCTAACCCACGAGTTTATGTTGTAAATATTAATGTTGGAATCTTCAATATCGAAAGCAATAGCTCCATAAGCAAATTCTGTAAAAGACCCTTTAAAATAAATATCCGTTGATTTTGGTCTAATTGTCACGCCTTTTAACAAAATCCGTAATTGGCCAATAGACGACACATAAGAAGCTCCGTAGTAGTTATATCCGATATTGAATATACGGTGGTAGTAGCCCGGTAACGTTGCGCCTTCTTCTTGATAGATAGTTGTATTGATAATTTTCACATGGTGGTTTGTTGCTGACGTTCCTGTATCAACATTGTTTGTAATACCGCTGGATAAAGTAAACAAAGGCGTGTTGTATGCTGTCGTTGTTCCCAGTCCGATTGTGCAACCTTTAATCACGAACTGGGAATTGCTGTTGCTAAAATAGAAGTATCCAAGCAATCCATCAATATTAGCAGATGCGCTGTTTTGCAAACTTGGAAATACACAACTATCAAAGTAAATCTGGACAGCGTTTGGGTTCGACGAAGGAACAAATAAAATACCGCCTTGCTGGGATTGTGCTGTAATAGATAGGTTCGTAAATTTCAAGCCTTTCAATACTAAACGACCTGTCCATACATTAGAGATATTAACGATGTTATAGTTGCCGGTACAATCAATCACAACATCACCGGCCGAAACACCAAAGATTTGACCAGTTGTATCTCCAATGATTTGCATTTGTCCTGCATCCGTAATAGGTGTAGTGTTAATCGGACTAAACTTACCGTGAACAGATACAGGGTAAGTACCCGGAGCGATATAGGCAATATCGCCAGCTTGCATTAACTGGGAAAGACGGTTGAACGTCTTAATCGGCTGGGAAGGAGAAACACCCGGGTTTCCGTCATTTCCTGTTGTAGAAAGGTAGTAAATAGCCATTTAAATTCCTCCTTTATGGTAAATAAATTTTCTTATTGGTTGGGTCGTATAACCCTTGTGTAATCGTAAGGTCTGAAACATCGGCTAATGTTTCAATAACCATATTTTGGCTGATTCCTGTCAGTTGGGAGCCTTTTAATACTTCTACATTCAACGCTAGAACGATAATGTCTTGTTTGGCTGAATATAAGTCTTTGTTGTATTGCAGATTATCAATTCGTGCGTTTACGGTGTTAATCTGATTCGTCAAGTTTGTTACATCACTAGCTCGTGCTGTTGCTTCATTGGATATTTTTCCATCAACTTGGGAAGCTGTATAAACAGTAACACCATCTACTTTTTGAGCTGTAACCGATCCATTCGCCAACTTTGGTGTTGTTACGGCTCCATCTTGGATTTTGACAGTTGATACCGCATTATCTGCAATTTGACCGTTTTGAATATCAGCGACTTTTTGGTCAACATAGGTTTTATCGGCTTTTTGTGACTTTAGAGAGTTAATATCATTGGTATTGGTTGTGACACGACTGTTCAGGTTAGAAAATTGGGAATCCGCACTGCTTTTATTCGCAGTAATTTGTGTTTGTAAATCATTTACTTTCACATCTACTTCTGTTTTTCTGTAATAGCGATCATCATGGTCGCCGCTGATTTTATGATTGGTTAAAGCGGTGTCCAGTGTGTTATGTGCGTTTACTAATTGATTTAATTCATCATCCACTTGCTGCGACATTGCTCTTGTTCCGGCTTGGAAATCATATAGGCGTTGAATTTGTGCCATGTTCTCACCTCTTTATGGCCGTTTCAATTTATACTGAAAGACAATTCCGTATATCGTTAAAGGTTCATTTAGTTCGTTATTTCCGATGATTAATTGAATGTTTTTCCCTCTGTATCGTATCCTTAATTCATTACGTACCACGTCTACCCAATCCCAGAAAGTTTCATCCCAGTTCCCTTCGTCCCATACAAGGGATTGGTCGGTAGAAATGTCGGTCAACATGGTTTCTACATAGTCAATTTTCGCTTTGAGCGTAAATGAAGAAGATAGTTGGTCATATTGTTTCGTGACGGTCCAAATTCTGCGGATTTTTTTGTCTTGCACATCGTATCCAAAGTCAAAGTTTTTGGTCGTGATGGAAAAATAAATAGGCTGTCCGTCATCGTTATAGACCGTTTCATCGAATTGGTAGATATATCCGGTGTTGGAGCTAAAAAACAAAACCCCATCCCGATTGAGGAAGGAGTTTGCTTGCACATTCGTCCATTTCACCCAGGCACCTAATAAGGTGTCATACACCAAACAAGTGCCGTTAGGAAAGGATAAATAATATTTATTGTCAAAAAAGGCTCCGACTGCCTTTTCTTTATCACTTCTTGGAATGGATTTTAGGGTATTTTCGATGTTTTCACTTACGATCACTGCGGAAATAAAGTTCTGATCGGTCGTAAATAACCGGTAAACATGGTCTTCTGCCAAATAAAACAGGTCATTCCCTACGATTTGAACGCTGTTTGGAGCGATACAGCCGGTCGGAACGTTAATTTTAAGCAGTTGATAGTCATTAATGGTGATTCCATCCCCGTAAAGCACCCAAATACTCCGTTTACAAAGGATAATGAGCGCATCACGGAACACTTTTAATTCGACGATTTCGTCGTTATCTTCGGTCGCCACATCAATAAAGAAAGGGGCTGGCCAATAATCAAACACGGCATACCCGATATAAGGGTCACGATGACAAAAACTGATTCGATTTTTCACCGTTGGGTGCGCTGCAGCAAAAATCCGGTCCTTTTTAATGGCAATCGTGCGGAAATTCGTTAGGTTGTTGAGATCATTCAACCCCGGATTGCCTTGTTCTTGGGTCGTCGGGGAGTATGGAACGACTTCGCTAACGCTCGTTCCGTTATATACCTTTAGTTTTCCTTTATCCGCGATCAAGACCACATCTTGGATGCTCCGATTTTTATAGGCGATCATTTTCGCATCACTGGTCGTTAATGTGCCTGTAATCGCGGTTAAGGTCCCGCTCGAATCTTTATATAATTGATTTTTCGATACCGCCAAAAATTCTCGGGACCCATCGAATTTAAAATACTCAAAAAGCGTGGTAATTGGGCTTGCTAGTTGGTTGGAATAGCGTTGATACCCATGCCTTTTGGCGACAAACCCTTTCCCTAGAATGGCGTTTTTCGCTTCGACAAGGGCATTGTCCGGGATTAAGTTTGGCGCGTCTTTGTCGTTTTGTCCTAAACTGAAATCACGCAAGGGATAGAGAAATTTTTGTGTCATTACCAATACACCTCATTTACGGTGTAAACATCACCCGCTTGCATAAACGCGATAAATTGGTCTTTTCGCATCATGTATTCCTGCATGGCGTTGTTTTGCATGGTTTCTTCTTCGTCCTGGTATTTCGCTTTGGCCACGGCATAAAGGACTAATAAATCATGATATTCTTCCGGGATGGCCGGCACATCGTCGGCATTGACTAAATGCGGCAGCCTTGCATGATAATAAAGGGTCAAGTCCCGATTTTCCTTTGGTGTTGGCTGGATAATGATATTGTTTCCCCATCGTTTGTATCCGGTGGAGTAAAGATCGTTGACGGGGATTTGTTGATACTCCACCAATTTTTCTTCATCCAACAAATGGACGATTCGAATTAAGTCACTTGGCAAAGCGTATTGTTTTTGGTCCGCGACTAAAGAGATCGTGGACACTTTTTGATAATTGGCATAAAGGGAAAGGTCATCTAATGCGCGGTTAATCCAGCCAGTAATATCAATATTAGCCAAGGAATCGTCAATGTCTTTGTTGACTTCCCGGATTAATTCCGAAAGATTCATGGAATCACCTCACAAGAGGCAGAGCAATTAAATCAACCCTGCCTGTTCTAACACTTCCGCTACCGATTTCGGAACTTCTACCGTTTTTCCTAATTGGATTTGATAAACGTACCCGTTAATGGCGACGACTTGATAAGGCCACTGTACTTCTTTTCCTTGTTCCATTGCCGCTTCTAACTTTTGTTTTTGTTCCGGTGGCAGGTGTAAACGAACTTTTACTTTCTCTTGGTTTTTCAATTCTTCCGCTGTATTTAACGTAACGACTTCCATTTCCTTTTCAGACATTTGTTTTTTCGCCATTTTTAATTCCTCCTTTGGTTATTTAGACAATAAAAAAAAGGAAGGTTGCCCTTCCCCGTTCATCATCAACCAGATACCGCATGTTCAATGCGTAAGATTGCCAATTCTTCTAAACGGACAGCCGTGAATAACGCTTTCCAACCGCTTGTCGCGCGTTGGTTGAGTGGGTCAGCCGTACCGGCGGAGCCGTGAGGTTTGACAATGTTTTGCACCGAGCCGCTTCCAGCTACGTCTACGATACCATAAGCATCTTTACCGATGATGATTGTCGCGTAAACGTCAATCCCGCCAGCGCCTTGTCCGGCAAATTTCGGTGCCAGCGGCGTTTCAATGAAGCGAACGCCGTAAAGACGACCGATTTCACCCGTGAAGATTTGTTTCGAGCCAGCGTATTTTGCTGCTTCTTCCCATTTCGGGTCCGATTGCAAGTCATACACCGTGCCAGGTTCAACAAATGCGACATAATCACCGCCGTCTACTGGTTTTACTTTGTTCCGTTTCATCGTACGTACCGCTTTGCGGATTTCGTTAACCGTTAGGTTGTCGCCGGACGCAATTTGGTTGCGAGCAGTACGACCGTTCGCATATTGCACGTTTGTTCCAGCGGCGAGAATGTCACGGATGATCGTATCTAGTGTTTCTGCTGCTTGTTCTCCTAATAGTTCAGCAGTTTCATCCAATACCGGGTCAATCGCGGTTAAGTCGAGAACGTCAGAAATTTCGATGTAATCCCCGTATTGTTGGACTGTTGCCGTTTTCGCTAATACGTTCAAGCTATTTCCTGCCGGTGTTACACCCTCTGTAAGTGGTGTTGTTGCAGGAGCTAGAGAAGTGAATTGACGGAATTCGATCGTTTTCCCGCCGTTTTTCGGAATTGGGCGTTTTTGCCCGAATTGACCGAATACAAAGTTCGGTACCAAACGAGAAAGTAATTTCTTGTCATAGTACGTCTTCATTTCTGGCGAAAGGCCAGCAAGTAATGTTGTTTGAGTTGCCATCAAAAATCATCTCCTTTTCTAGAATGTAATTCTTTCGCCCATACGCGCACGACGAGATAATTCCTCAATTTGTTCAAACGTCATGCTCGCAGGGTCGAGTTTTGCGTTATTTGGTCTGTCATTGGACGAAAGGACTTGTTTTTGGTCCCTTCCTCTCACTTTGGCTAATACTTCTTGTTCGGTTTGTTTCATGACTTTCGAAATGTGATCTTCATATGCAACGAGTTTATAAGCATCTTCTAGGGCATACCCTTTTTGAATCGCTAGTTCAAACACTTTTTCCTCATATTTTTCAAAATCCTCATATTTGGAGCGGAGTTCGTTGACTTCTCGCTCGACTTCTTTGATAGCTCTTTCTTGTTCGAGTTGATTCAATTTTTCTCGAAGCTGCTGCAATTCGGTATTTACCGGCTCAAAATGTTGGCGGTACACTTCTGGGTCAATACCGAATTTCCGCGCTTCTTCTTCAATCCGGCGTTGTTCTTCGGCTTGTTCCACCGCTCGAATAAATTCCTCCGTGGACTGGTAGCCACTTAATTGCGCCAATTTATCCAAGTACGAAGCGGTTCTTTCTAATTCTTCAGCGCGCTGTTTGATCTTGTCATAATTCAACCCCTTTTGGATATACGCTGGTGCTTCCTCGCGAGGGATTTTTAGAATTTCTTTGTTGTATTTAACCTCGAAATAATCGCCTTCCTCTTCCTGTGGTGGGGAAGAAGGTTCATCTGTTTCATTTACTGGTGTCTTATCCATTTGTGTTGGTTCTTGCTGTTCTAACGTTTCTGTTGGCTCACTTGCTACTGGTTCGCTATGGTTGGCGAACTTTTGTTCCAATTCCATGAATAGATTCTCCTTTCACCTATGGTGGGGTGATTTTTTATAAAAAAGCGCCCAAGGAGTCTCACCTCGGGCGCGATTATTGTAGTAACGTATGCAAAATTTCTTCTTCACTCATGCCCTGTTCGAGCATTAAGTCAATTTCCCGTTTCAATTCCTCCGGAGCGTTGTCATAGAAGGTTTGAAAGTCAATCGGTTGCATTGGTGGTGCTGGCGATTCCGCTTGCATCGGCGGCGCTCCAGCTGTTGCTTGTTGTTGCATTTGCATAGCCTGCATTTGTTGTTGCTGTTGTTCCTGTTCTCTTAACCGTTGGACGATACGCTCTTTATTAGGCAATCCATCCTGCATCTCTACGTATTCCGAAGGCAGGAGGATACCTTTGTCGAATAAATCCGCCGCTAATTGGGCGATATACGCTTTCGATGTCGGTGTGCTTGCTCCCGCTGTCACTTTCACATCGAAATCAATTTCCGCGTATTTCGTCGCGTTAAACTCAATAAATTGCATCGTTCCGTCTTCTCCGATAATGCGGATGTAGCGGGTTTCAGTGTAGTTTTCTTTAACGAGTTCGATCATCAATTCATACACATTTTTAAGAGCTTGGTAAAGGTTGCGGGCGATTCCCTTAACCGGGATGCTTCCCTGCTCTTGTAATAACTGAATCGCGGTAGCGGCGGTGACTCCTTTTGGCGTTTCTCCTGTCAAAGCGTCATAAACACCGCCGATTCGCTCGATAAACTCCACCATTTTTTCTGTTAATTTATAAACATCGCTGCTCATTGGTGGTGGTTGCAAGAAATGGACCGCGGTTTGCGGGTCTTTTGCTAGCCAAATTTGCCCCGGTTTGTTTTGCCATTTCTTCGGGTCAATCCCGCTCCGTGGGTCGATCAACGCAATCGGATTAGCGTGTAATAAAGCGTGTGTCGTCGGTAGTTCCACCAATTTATTTAATAACTTTTGGTTGTTTATAATGTTTTTCGGCTCTCCGATTCCCCAAATACTTTTGCGGTTCTTTTTCGCCACGAACGGGACAAATGGATAGCGGCCATGTTTATAGACGTTTCGGATATGCTTTAGAATCTTTCCTCCTGCCGCATAAACGCAATGGATACCCTCTTTGTCTCTGTACCAATACTCATAGAATTGAACACGATCTCTGCCGTAATTGGACGATGGGCGGTTATATAAATCCGTTTCAATGGATTGGTCCGGGTCTACTTTTACGCCGAATTGCTGCTCTACCCATTGGACGGTTTTATCTACCGCGTAAATAATAAAGCGGCAATCCTCTACGGTCACCGCTTGCGGGTCAGTAAAGATATTCGATGGGTCCGGCACATCCACCGCAACGTCCCCAATCCAAACGTTCCCCTTTTCCGGGCTTCCGCCGCTGATGGTGTTGTCCCAATAGACTTTAAACCATCCGGTTCCAAATAACAATCCTGTGCGAACCACTTGGTCAATCTTGTCGTCTAAATCCACCCGTTCCGCGATCACGTCGGTTACTTGGGTAAAGATTTTCGCCGCTTCTGTATCTTCTTCGGCGGTCGGTAAAATCAATCCGGTTGGACGGTTGTTGGTTAACATCGGGGCTTTTTGGTCGACAATGTAAGCGACATAGTTTACCACCGGGTCAGGTCGCCATGAAGCCCGCTGGCTGTTCCAGTGCTTCCCATTGTAAAAATCATCGTACTCTCTAAACTCGTTCCGTAATTCGCTTAATGCACTCAACGATTGCCGGAAATCACTGACGATTCGCTTATATAACTGTTCGTCCTTTAAATCCACAAAATCACCCACTTTCTATCACAGGTCATGCCATGAATAGCTGTTGTCTTCGTCATCATGCAGTGCATGTGGCAAATAATCATCATCTTTTCGGATATGAGAAAGCGCGTGTTGTTCAATCGGCGCATATTCTCTTGGATCCGGTACACTCATGACACCGTACCGCAACGCGTCGTATGCATGGTCTTCCGCGTCCGTGTCCACGTCTTCTGGATTGCGTTCGCTTAATGGCAAGGCTGGCAAGGTACGAATGAGATTGACGCAGTTAGAGAAGATTTTCAGCTTGCTGTATTTGTTGCCCTCGCTGTCTTCATAGACCTTTAACCATGCATGCACGCGGTCTTTTCCGTTTAAGCGGTCTTTACTTGCTTGCTCGACCGGTACGCCGTTATTTTCGTAGGTATCCGCTATGGATTCACCGTACTGGTTTTTAATCCAGCAAGCGGAGTCAAGGATGGTGTACTCGATCTTTTCATCCGGTCCGGTCATTCGCTTAATCAGTTTCGCTTGGTCTACCGCGTCAAGTCCCGCTTGATACGCTTCTTTATACACGTAAAGGTTGTGATCTTGGTCAATCGCAAACCATAAACAACAAAAAGGAGAGGTTCGACCATAGTCCACCGCTCTAAATTTCTTCCATGTATCCGGGATTTTAAAAGGTTTCACAACGTGTATTTCTCGATTCCATTCGTCAAACGCTTGGCCGCTAAACGAGTCCCAATCTCCTTCAAGGAGTTGTTTCCGCTCTCTAGTCGGTAAACTCTCCAATCGGCGTAAATAGTCTGGGTCATTTTTCAGTAACTCTTGGTTATCAAATATTTTCGCAGGAATAAAACAACGTGTTCCCGGCTTCGGTTCATCTTCCGTCGGTTGCGGCTGATGAATCTTTTCTGGTTCACCAATATCAATGAATCGTGCTTTCACCCAACTATGACCAACACCGCCTGGGTTCGTTGCCGCTTTAATTTGCCGCTTAATCGGTTGTTTACCACGCAAGCGGGAAATCATGTAGCGGTATTGCGTTTCGGTAAAGTGTGTTAACTCATCCCAATAGATGAAATCGTACTCCGCGCCCTGATAATTAAAGACGTCGCTTTCTCGGTCCATATATGCAAATTCAATCGTACTTCCGTTTATGAATGTCCAGCGGCGCTTCGATTCGTTGTATTTCCCTAATCGCGGGTCAAAGATTTGTCGTGAACGCAAAATTAAAGAACGTTCCAAGTCCGGAAACGTCCTTCTAAACATGATGATTCGGCAGTTCGGATATTTCAGCGCGTTTTTATACGCATCTTGCAAAAGAGCTTCCGATTTTCCACCGCCTGCCGCTCCACCGTAAAGCACTTCATCAGCGGGGCAAGTGTGGAATAAAACCTGTCGTGGTTGTGGTTTATAAGGATTAATGATCTTTGTTCCATTCATCTTTGCTCACCACGTCAGGTGTAACAGAAATAAACTGAATTGCACCACCATTCGGCCCGCTATGCTCAATATTTTGCTTGTCACGCCACATTTCCGGTTTGCGATTTTTTAACCAGAAGATTAAAGCTGTTGTATCTGGTGCCACTTCCTTTTCGACTACTTTTGTTGTAACCATTAACCCTGTTTTTTGATCGAGTTCTTTTGTAACCTCTTGATACTTGTAACCTAATGCTTTTTTCAACAAGGCATTTTCTACCTGACGGTCAATGACTTCTTTTCCCTTTTTTAGGGCCTCTAAAATCTCTACATGGTCATTCTTCCATTTATAAAGAGTGGACACGCCAATTCCCATATTGTGAGCAATTTGCTCATCTGTCAGTCCATCCCTTGCCCATCCTTCAATAAGAAGCAAACCTTCTTCTGTTAGCCATTCATCGTATTTCGGTTTTGCCATACTCACCACCCTCTTTACAGTTTCCTTTCTTCAATCTCCCGCCAATATTCATCTTCTTCTGTCACTGTCACTGGCTCGAATTTCACCGGTTCCGCAGTTTGTTCTTTGTATTCGGTATATGACATAATCCGGTCCAGTAAATCTTTCCGCTCTTCTTTGTGCTGTTGTTCCTTTTGATAAAGGAATACGAGTAACGCGCAAATAGTAGCGAACATCAGATATAATTCCATCGTTTCACCTACCTCCCAATAAAAAAGCACCCGATTATTCGGATGCTTACAAATGCTTAATATACTCTGTACACTCCAGAATTTAAAGCATTACTAACATAATATTTAGCTTTTTGAATGATTTTATACTCATTTGTCGCTTCAGCAAGTTCTTTCTCTGCTTCATCTTGTTTCTTTTTTAAATATTCGAGCACTTCAGGGTCACTATTTTTATACTCCATATGCCGGACAACATCACGAACTGCTGTATATTTCGCGGTTAAAACATCAAGCTTTTGTTTGCATTGCGTTTCCAATTCTTCCAAAGCATCATCATATGCTGCCGCAAATTCTTTCCCAGCGTCCCGATAGTTTGTAAAAAACGCATTTGCATTTACTTCTACTTTCAACTCTTCTTTGTCAAAATCCAATTTAGACACCATCAATGGAATTACTTTCTCCACTAAAAATTCAAAAACATCTTTCACCTTTGCACCTCCTTTCGCCCTACTCAATACGACAAAAGGAGGAATCTTCCTACAAAATTTATTCGTCAAATTTTGACAATATCTGTCACGTACAACGGCAAAGCATTGTATTGGCCGAAGTGCTGAAATCGTTATAGAAATTGCAACAGTATATACCCTTGCCAAGGCGAGAATATTGATCATGGGTTTCTGAAATTTGATTCCACCTTTACTTCCTCCTAATCGCCCCACGCACTCGCTTATACGTATCGCGGCGAACGCCCATAATGTCGAGCCAGTCACGCCAGGTCATTTGAAAAACGCCACCCAATCGGGTGACGCTCATGGAAGGGGGATTTGGTTGATACCATTGTAACACGTCTAAACAGAAATATTCTTTCATCTTTCTGTCATTTTTCCGTCAATTTTCTATTATTCAGCTCGATCTAGCCTTTGATTATGTATTTATTACTTGTATTTTTATCGAATTCGCACTCTTTGCTGAACTTCCATTCGAATCGCGTCATATAATTGAATTTCTTCGGAATGCTCTACTACTAATGAGACACAATATGATTGTTTATAATTCTCGTCATCAATCCATTTATTTGAATTAATTAAAACTAACGTGAACGGAGAATTAGGTAGGTTTCTTGGTTCCCGCTTATACTCTTTCCACCCTTTTTGATGACATCCTGCTTTTCTTATATTGGCACCAGGGACTAATTCAATCTCATATCTCTTTAAAGATGCTGGTGTAGTTTCATCTCCAACTTCCGCTAAATTAATTTCGGAATATTTTTCCACAACTTCGTCGGGATGAACGGAATGAAACAATTTAAATTCCATTCTATTACCAAGATAACTATCTCCTCTCGTTGCTCTAGTTGGAGGGTTAAAGGTCAAAACCACCGAAATTCTTTTGCTGCCCTTTGTTTCAAAAAAAGTTTTAGGCAAATTGACGGTAAACACTTTAATTTCATCTAGACCAATTTCCCCTTCATCCAAGAGAACAATGCGATTATCGAAAGAATGTATTGCCTTTTCGTAGTCAGGAAATCCATATCCCAAAACCCTCCAAGTAGACTTAAGTTTTTGATTTTGATTGCCTTTAAAGCTTGGCAAAAGAGGGATCTCCGCAGATTGTAGCAGTAAATTTTTAATAAAATTTGCTGATTTATCAGGAAATTGATTTGCAATGAGTCCTGCCAGATGCGTAATTTGCGGAGCAGCAAAGCTTGTTCCATAATGAAAAGAAAATAATTTTTCCATTGGATCATTGGATAAAAGCGTCATATTCCCTCCTAAGTTTTCCATGAGATAACCATGGCTATTTCGAAGTATTAAATTTCCACCAAAATGAACCAATTCGGGTTTAATCATACCATTGATACCAAAACCAGTTCTTGTGAACGGGGAGGGCTCATACTCTTTTGCAATCGGTACCCACATGTTTTCTTCTGTTCCACCCAAACTAGGATCGAAATATCTAGCTTCAGAAGCAATTGATCCAACTGTGAGCGATAAAGCAGATGTTGCAGGATTGATAATTCTAAAATCGTCATTCTCGACTAAATAATGAGGATAATTTTCTACTATTTCTTCCAATTCATAAAAATTGCGAGGATGTTGATTCCCAGCAGAAACTATAAAAACCACATCAGAATATTCTTGAGCTAACTCATCGATCAAAGCAGCTAATGGAAATTGGCGATTGTTTTCCCCCTTCAAAATGTCACTGACGTTACCAAAAGACAAATTCACAGCTTTGATTTTATATTCAGGATTATCTAAAAAAGTCTTGATCGCATCATATATCTGACTTTCCAAAAGTTTCTCCTCATCGTACACTGCTCGAATGTTGCCTCTCAAATCTTTTTCACCGTACATAACTTTGGCAGAAAAAATCCAATTGGACGCTGCAAACTCTCGCTCAGCAATACACTTCTCAATATTCCCGTATATGGCAACTCCCGCAACAGCGGTCCCATGTCCCGCAACATCTTGTGTCTCTTTTTCGACTTCCTGAAAATTTTCTTCCCTACCAACAGCTTTTTCTAAAAGTGGATGATTTGATGTAATTCCTGAATCAACTATTAAAATTCCTACCGCATCATCATAGGGTGGTAAAACTTCGAAGTCGGAAATATCAATTTGGTTGTATTCATAAGGACGAAAAGATGGGTAAAAAGGTCGATCGATCCGAGCGATTTCTTTTAATTCAAGAAGTTCTTCAAAGATTTCTGTGGTCATTTTTACCCGTAACAAAGCAAACGACCTTGTAATTAATTGGTCCGTAATTTGAAACTTTCTCGGATCATCACATGTATTCTTTAGCTGCGAAATAAATTTAAAAAGGTCCTCATCTTCCATTCGCCATAGCTCAACATTGAAATAATTTACTTCCCTTGGTTTAGGAGGCTCTTTCTTAATTAATTCTCCGATTTTCTCCTCTTTCGGAATATCATCTATTCCGTCAATTGCATTGAAGAAATCATATTTTTTCCCTTCTTTAATACCTGAATACTGAGCCAGCTTATTTTTAAAAACTTCTAACTCCTCGTCATTTGAAAAGACAACCCAATATCCTTTTTTATCTTCCGCTACTGATAAGACCGTTAACCCCCCAAGTGAATGTAATGTTTTTTCAAACGTCTTGTAATCCACGCTCTGGTTTACTTTAATACGATAAATAAGATGAGGATTGATTTTTCCTTTGAATTTTGTTTTCACTTCTTTAAATGATTTCGCAATCTCATTAGCTTCGGATACAGTTTTCTCATAATATTCAGCCTTTTTTCGGTTATCTGGGAAACGATAGCCCCCACCACCTGGTCTTTTTCGCCTTTGCATGCTCCCTTTATATTCGGGTAATGGTAAATGGTTATAAACTTCCAAACTGATTCACTCCTCCTATAATTTCAATCCTTTATCTTTTCGTACAACAAAACGGTTTATAAAACGCGAATAAGCAAAGTCTAAATCTAGTGCCGACAACACATCTCTACCACTAACGATGGCATGCTTCATGGCTTCCTTACACATTGTTTTTAGATCTGAAGGGGTGAATCCTTCCGTTTTTTCACTTAGAAGGGCTAAATCAATTTCCGCTTCCTTTTTAATAGGCTTTAAAAAAAGATTCAATAATCGATATCTCTCATCTGCATTTGGAAGTTCAAAATTGATCACCTCATCGAACCTTCGCCATATGGCTGGATCCAGAATATGAGGATGATTGGTTGCAGCAAGAAGCAAACTATCTCCTTCAAAATTATCAAGCATCTGTAAAAAGTTATTTACCACTCTTTTGATTTCTCCACTTTCATGATGATCATCACGATTTTTACCTATAATGTCAACTTCATCAAATAAAACAACCCACATTCCATTTTTAATAAAATCGAACACCTTACGTAAATTTGTTGCTGTTTCTCCTAGATAAGATGAAATGATAGCATCAAAGCGAACATAAACCATAGGAAGTTGCAAAACGGAACTTAAGACTTGAGCCGTAAAAGTCTTACCCGTTCCCGGTTCTCCGCAAAAAAGCACTTTACGAATAGGAGATAAATTATACGTTGCTAATATTTCCGAAGACTTTACCTCATTGACTATGAGTTCCAAAACATATTTATTTTTTTCAGACAGTATCAATTGATCCCAACTAAAATGATATTCCTTGATTTCTAATAATGGAAACCCACTGTCGTTATCCCTTGGAATAGGTGTAGTTGGTCTATATCTCTTATGATGGTTATCAATTCGACCTCTGGTATATAATGCTTCTTTTAATTCTTTCGCCACAATATTATGTTTTTTTCTTTTTTCAAGTTCGATCAATTCTTCTGCTAATCGATAAAATTCATCCTCATCTCGCTTCGAAAATGCCATAAACAGTTTCTTTATTATTTCGGTAGAAGTCATCAT